ACCAATTTTTAATTAATAAAATCAGATTATTATATATCTGTAATATTGTTTATTTCCGAAACTTTACATATTTTTCCGAAACCACGAAAGTTACAGGGCTGTAATAATGCCATAAAATAAGGCGTAAAGACATTCGGATATTATAAAATGTCTATTACGCCCCGAATATGGAAGAAGTTGCCGAACTTCTGGATTAAGGCAATACCTCTGGGAATGGCTCGTCCGTTATCCAACTGATAACAGGTAACCTCATATAATCAAGGTCTGCTGTTGGAACGTTATCTTTGAACCGTAATTCGATATAACTACGGTCTGACCTGTTACCGACATATAACACTGCTATATAATCACCGTCATCATTATAAAAAGGTAACATAAAAGGTGTATTTGTACGAAATCCTAACGGGATTCTGAAATCAGGCAGAATATTCATCCGTTTTGCGTGATTTTTACGAGTAAATTTAGGATTATTACTCCCGTAAAATGAGATTGTCCCCCACCGACCGTTAGTAAATGAACACTCGACCATATTGTTCACTCGTCTGAGGTATATATCACCTTCCTTAATATTTACAGATGTTTTGCTCATTCGTCTTTCGCCTGTATCGGCAGAGATAACAACCCATTTGTTGTTTTGTTTCTGCCACAAATAAGCCCCGACTCCAGCGCCATTTGTTGAGCTGTAAAAAGTACCATTTGGCTCATTACCTGTAATTTTGCCGCCTGTTGTTTCCGGTTTGTCTGGTCGTCCATTTCCAGTGATTATTGTTGAATCACTAGATTGGCTACCACCGCCACCATCTGTCGGAATTTTCTTTTCAATTCGCTTAATTTCAGTTCCCATGAATTCAGCGAATTCTGATATATTCGCTTGAAATGTCATTATTTGTTGTAACCTCTAGTGTAAGCTTCTTTTAAATTCAACCCGTCAAGAACTGTATTTTTCTGAATTAATAGCATTAATGATTCATTAGTTTGTGAGATTTTTTGAATGAGTTTATTCAATCCATCTTCACCCGTTTTCATACCGTTAACCGCATCAGCAAGCTCTTTGATAGTGTCTAATTCTGCCGCAACATTGCCACCCAAGATTTCGCTTTTCGCATCTGTTTTTGCTTGGTTTACAAGCTCAAGGATTTTCTTCGCAGATAAGGTAGAGCTATCACCAGTTGCACTGTCATTGATACCTGCTGCGTTACCAGATAGGCTTCTTATGGATTGAAATAATTCATTGATTGCACCAACAAGATCTATTTTTTCTGTCGTGCTTAAAGTTGTTAGGTTGCCGATAAGTTTAGTAATTTCCTTATCTTTCTCACCCACAAATTCAGCAAATGTTGTGAGCGTTTGATAAAATTCAGGTCTTGCCATGTTATAAAGCTCCTATATTATAAAAAGTTTTTAATTCTTCGAGGGTTGGGATTTTTTCTTTTCTCTCGCCAATCTCTTTTATTAAACGCACTTTAACCTTGATATTAGGTCTTGAGCGTTTAACTAATCTAATAATCATCTCGCCTCCGTTACATCGTGGATAAGCGTGAATTCACCGCCTGCGAGTGTTCTAATTAATCCTTGCGGACTGGTGCATTGCAAATCCCAGCTTGCAGTTTCCCACTTCACCCCTAGCGTTTTGTCGTGTGATAACATAACGGTTACTAGATTCTCGCTTACAGTAATCTCGCCAGTTTCCGTTGATAGCTTGATAATCTCGCCTTTCTTTGGCTCAATCCACATATCAAACTTGCTACCAGTTAAATCACTTTTCTGCTCGTCATCTTCTAGGATTTCAAAAGTCCACCCATCATCATCACCACGCACTGTTTCTAGCTCAATGTTTTCCATTTTTGCTCCAATAAAAAACCGCACGATGATTGCTCAAAGTGCGGTTGATTTTAGTTAAGGTTGATTAGATTACGATTTGACCGTTTTCTTTCAGATAAGCATAAATTCGCTCTAAATCAATTTGCTCTGTTGTTTTGCCAATATCCTCTTTGGTTAATGGCTTTTTCATTAGCTCTTTTGCTGCTACTGCATCAATCCATTTATAATCAGAGATGATGGGCGTGAAGTTAGTCACGGAACCGTCACTATCTTCGCCAGTGCCTAATACATATTTAGCATTAATTGAGCCATCTTCCTGCTTGAAGTATGCAGCAATAGCCGAATACATTGGATTTAAGATTTTATTGAATGTTGTCATTTGATTACTCCATTATTGATACATTGTTGCTGTGTTTGATACTGCGTATGCTGTAACGCATATTTTTGGGGCGCCACCGCCAACATCAAAAAACTCTGGCGGTGTATTTTCTCCGTGGTGCGTATATAAATACCTATGCGATTGATTAGCCTCAACCGTGAATGTTTTATGCGAATTAACGATAAAGAAAACACGCTTGACAGGCGAAGCAGCTATATTTATCCATGCCTGCCAAAAACCGGCAGTTTTATAAACCCTAGCAATAAACACCTCGCACAAATTTCCACCGACCAACTGATTAACCTCAAGCGTTCCAGTGAATTTACCAGTTACACCCTCTAATCTTGCTCCTCGTATAGTGCCACCGTTAATGTCATTACCGTTTATCGTTGAACCAGTAATCGTTGTACCATTGATTGCTCCGCCTGATATGTTATTACCGTTTATATTGTTACCATGGATATTGACCCCTGTAATGTCGCCAGCGTTAATACTACCAATATTTGTACTAACAGCCGAAAGGCTAGATACATTAAGTTTATCAGCAGTCAATGACCGTGTAGCAATATGCTCAGCTCCGATACTACCAACAGCAATATGTTTCGCAGCTACTGCACCAGCCGCAATCTCATTGGCTGTGATACTATTAGCTGCCATTTGTTGAGTAGTGATTGAGTTAGTAACAATCGAGCCACCGTGAATGGCTGTTACACCAGCATTTTGCCACTGGCTAGGGTGAGTTGCGTATTGAGTACATTCTTCCAACATAGCTCTCATTAAAAGAAATCGTTGTAGTCCTTTGCCTCGGCTTGCGATTATAAGTCTTACAATGCCACTTTCAGGAGCTGTAAATTTCGAGTAGTACCTAGGCATATTGACAAGCCCATGATACCCATCATTTCGTGGACCACTACTAGCAATTACCGAAGTCGGTGCATTTAACCTATTTAAATAGCCACCACTACTATTTAACGCATATATCTCATTCTCAACCCTACCTCTGTGGACAGTCGAATAAAATGAAAATATATAGCTCTTACCAGGTATCAACTTAACATCCTGAAAGATGCTTACAGCCCAAGCATTATCTCCTGTTCCGGTATTAAGCCAGTTTACACATCGGTCTGTATTAGGATCTATTCCGCTGAAAAAATCATTTCCAAATCCGCTATTTTCATGATCTAGCCTAAATTCTCCTACCGAAAAATTTCCATCAGCGGTTTGCACATCTCGCCAACCAAATGGCTTACCATTGTTATCTGGGAAAAATACAGGGTTATATAATAGATTACCACCAAGCCCAATCGCTAACTTATCAGCAGTAATCTGTCCTGCCGCCATGTGTTCTGCTCGCACCGCTCCAGCCTGCAATGCACCCGCTCCGATTGTATTTGCACCAATTTGATCTGCTTGCAGTGTGCCGACTAATTGAGTTGTTTTAATGCGAGCGCCGCTTGCATCAATACCATTCTCAAGGTATCCGCTACCATTCCATGTGTAGAGCTTACCGTCTGCGGTGTTATATACCTGTTTGTGACCTTGATATTCGCCAGTATTTAAACCATTAACTGTTTTAATTAAGTCAAGGTTACGAGCTGGTAGAGCTGTATCAATGACTTCGTTTACGATGTTTTGAGAGAGTTTTTTGTTTAATACCTCTAACTCTGCATCAATATCTACCGCACTTTCGCCACGCAGTCCGCTTTGTTGGCTAAATGGTCCAACGTTCACGCCTCGAGTATGTCTTAACCAGTAGTATCTAACCTGTTTAGCTCCAACCTCGTGCGAGTACATTTTCGCAGTAACTCTCGTTAAGCGTGTGGCTGTTTTAATATCATCAGTTTCGCTAACAAAAATCTCGGTAGCAGTGGCATCATTAATCCAATCCCATTCGATTGTGATATTGCCTAGTCCGCCTGTTACTCTTACGCCTGTCGGTGCTGGAGGTTTATCAATGACAAAGGTTTGCGTTCTTTCGCTTAGGACTTGACCTCGCTCATTTTTAACCAAGATTACAACGGTGTATTCACCATTCTCTAGACTATCTAGATTTAGATTTGGTGATGTTTGACCTAATCGGATATCGTACAATGCACCGTCTTTGTAGATGCGAAAATCATACTTGATAACACCGTTACCGCCTGTTACATCGCCAGCAAACGAAATACTACCGTCAGGATTAACAGTTACGCCAATATTGCTCACTTGCGGAACAGCAAGAATTGATGTTGCTTTAGGCTCAAACTTCGCACCATTATCAACAATCGCCTCTTTCTGTGGCTCGTGCTGCAAGGCTGTAATGGTATATTTACCTTTTGTCTCCTCTTTTACAGATAAAGCCTTAAATAACTGGCTTGTTACCTGTTGAGTGGACAACGACCATACACCGTAAGCCTCTAATCCAACTGGAGCTTGGTCTAAAGTAACTTCTGCACCATTTACAGAAACAATCTTAATATCTTGGTGTTTGGCTTGAGCGGTGATGTAACTGAAGTAACTATTGCCATTAATGGAGATTTCTCGGTCTAACGTAACTTTTTTACCGTTTACCGCCAAAACTCGACCACCAATATTTGTGCCTGCGTAATACGTATCAGCGACCTTGATAATATCACCAGGCACGTGCATTAAGCCCTCTGCGCCAACGACAAAGCTAACTGTTTTAGTCTCTAGTTTCTCGGTCTGTAATAACCATAAACCTGTTCGGTGAGCTTGCCCTCGAGAAGTACAACCAAAGGCAGTTATTTTCTTAACGTTTAAGCCATTTCTGCGGATTGATTCATCATCTGAAACATACTCAATCGCCTTTTCATAACCGTTATCCTTGTCTGCGTATTCGACTTGGATAGCATTGTGACGAGCTTTTTTAGCCGAGAAAGTATAGTTAAACTCACCTTTCTCCACATTTGCGTTTGTATAAGTCCAAACTGGATCTGACGGTCTATCCATTACAACTGTTAGTTGTTGACCGTTCCACACTGGCATCGCACGGAAGATTGAGCAAATATCATTAATCACATCATAAGCAGAACGTTGCTCAGTTAGCCACGCATTACAAGTAAATCGAGGTTCTTGGCCACCGAAACCGTCTGGCACTAATTGGTCACAGTATTGCGATACTTGGTACAATGCCCATTTATCCGCACCAAATTCACCAAGTCTATTACCTAATCCGTAACGCTTACTTGTTACAACATCGTATAGAATCCAAGCTGGGTTATCAGTCCAATCAATTTTAAATGTACCGTCCCACATTCCTGTATATTTACGAGTGCGCGTGTCATAGTTACTTGGCACTTTTACTCTCAAGCCTAATAAGTCATAGGTGCGAGTTGGGATATTGCTAAAATACTCAGAATCAAACTTCACGCCAATTAAGGCGGTATTTGGATAAGTGAATTCCGTGTCGATAATCTCAGTGTAGCTTGACCAAACTGTATTGTTTTGTAGTCTTTGTGATTTACTATCCTCTGTTACTCGCTCAACCTTAACGGTAAACGGAACTGGAGGTAGATTATCAAAAGTGTGTTGCTGTAGATATTGAGAGCTGTATTTGCCACTGATTGAAACTGGATAAGATTGTGGGCCGATAGTAATAACAAGCTCTACCGTTGTTCCGTTTGTGTCGCCATTTTCATTCTGACTAAAAAGAGATTGAACGCCAATGGTTAAACGTAATCGAGAGACTTTGTTATCTGTAACTGTTCGTGTAATTGGCAAATTCTTTCTAACCTGTGTTCCAACGCTTACCTCTTTTTCTGATGTATTGAAACCAGCGATTACATCTTGAACTTGGCTACCAACTCGACCCTCTAATTGGACGTTGTTAAAGTTATATGAACCGTTTTTACTCTGGACTGGAGTGTTGTCAAAATAGACGGATTTCATTCCATCGGCTAAACCCTCAACTTCACCATCCGATATTACATCAATGATTTTGACAAGCTGTTTACTTCGGCTTGTTTCTTTAGCCTCAACAGGCGTATGACCGCCACCGCCACCTTTACCCATTACTAACTCCTATTCCCAAATTTTAACAACAACTTACCTCTCTTATCTTCTGGAGGCTGTCGCTCAATATCCATCGTCTCAACGCCTTGTGAGATAATCAGCGAGCCAACTCTAATCCGCCCATAAGCAAGCGGCATTGGACGACCTTGAGCCGCCATATTTGATAAATTAGAAAAACTGGTTGATTGTTTCTTCTCGGCATCTTTACCAGTGGACATTGCCGGCATTTTTGTGAGCATCTGAGCTACACCACCTAATAACATTGATGCACCTACTCCACCGACCATCCAAGCGGCATTTGCACCGATAACACTAAATCCCAATGGACCTAAGGCAAAAGCTGTTGCAATCAAAGCTACACCAGCAATCACGCCAAAAAGTCCACCACGTTTTGAGCCTTTCAATGTTGGGGTAAAATGCACTGTTGAATCATCTTTCAGTTTTTGATTTAATCCTTGTTCAAGATAGCGATTATCGAAATAATCTCGACCAACTCTCACGGTAAACAAGCCTTGCTGAATAAATTGTCTTAACTTCGGAATTTGACTTGTTAAAGCCTGAACAACTTCGGCTGGCGTTTTGCAGTCTAGCCTAAATTCAGTTCCAAACTGTTTAAGGGAACCGTAAAATCTAACGTTGACCATTCTCTATATCTCCAAATGCTGTGCGTGTGCTTAAGCCAATAACCATCGTACAAATCACGCTTAGATAATCGTTTCGGTGCGTGATGAAGAACCATTTGTTCGCCAACATAAATCGCAGCGTGATTAGGCACGTTTGCCCCAACACTAATCAAAATTACATCGCCAATTTGAGGCTCTTTAACTTGCTCAAATCCTTGTTTCTCGATGTTGTCTAAGTAGAGATTCTTACCCTCTTCCCACCAATAATCTTCACGCTCAAAATTAGGCATCTCATAGCCTGATAGACGGTAG